CATTGCTGGTGAAGGCCGTAAACCTGCTCGGCGCGCAGCGACTACACCTAAACCTGCGACGACTACACCTAAACCTGCAACGACTACGCCTAAAACTCCCGCACCTGCGGCTGCGGCTAAAACTCCCGCACCTGCGGCTGCGGCTAAAACTCCCGCACCTGCGGCTCCGGTCCGCACCCCACTCTCCAGCGCATCCATCTCCTCCCCCACTCTGCTCCAGATTATGCGTGCAGATACAGAGGCTAAGAAGAAGGCTGAGAAAGCAAAGGCTGACAAAGCAAAGGCTGACAAAGCAGCTGAAAATAGAAAACGCTTTACGTCTCGCAATGTACAATCTGCGTACGGCGCGGCAAATATGGCCAAGGGTGGAAAAGTTAAAAAGGAAAAGACTATGAAATACGCTAAAGGTGGTTCTACATCTTCAAAACCTCCGCAGCCCACTGCTGCCGACAGGAAAGCAGACGCCAAGTTCCGTAAGTCCGTAAAGGACCTCAAGGTTACGCCAGAAAATGCTGCGGCTATCGGACGTGGAAACCGCTCTACGGGTATGGCGAAAGGTGGAAAAATAGCACCTAAGTTTGGCGCTGCAATGAAGAAGAAATCGGCTGACACTAAGGGCCGTGCAATGATGAAGAAGTGCAGTGGTGGCTCGATGAAGAAGTACGCTTCAGGCGGTCTCGTTGCTGGTCACAAGTCGGCTGATGGTATTGCTAAGAAGGGCAAAACCAAGGGCAAGATGCCAACGATGAAAAAAGGCGGCTACTGCTAATGCGCGCTTGTCGGGGTATGGGGGCTATAAACCCTTCAAAAATGCCGGGGGCGAAGACAATTCGTCGGAAGGATAACCCCGACGACGTCACTATGTACGCTAAAGGCGGCAAGCTCGATATTTCGAAGGCCATTAAGAAGCCGGGTGCGCTGCGCTCGGCTCTTGGTGCCAAGAAGGGTAAGCCAATTCCAGCCGCTAAACTTGCCAAGGCCGCTAAGGCTCCGGGCAAATTAGGCCGGCGTGCACGGTTTGCGCAGTTGCTGAAAGGCTTTAAGAAGAAGTAATGGCCCGGTCGGACGAACCTAAGTGGAAGCGCATCGTTGCCAGCGTAAAGGCTGGCACGAAGGGCGGAAACGCGGGTCAATGGTCCGCACGTAAGGCTCAGCTTGCTACGCAACGGTATAAGAAATCCGGTGGTGGCTACAGCGGCCCGAAGACTGAAGCGCAGAAATCTCTGTCCAAATGGACTAAGGAAGACTGGGGCACTAAGTCGGGCAAGCCGTCTACTCAAGGGCCAAAAGCCACAGGCGAGCGCTACTTGCCTAAGAAAGCACGTGAGGCTTTGAGTTCGAAGGAATACTCTGCTACAAGCAAAGCGAAGCGCGAAGGCACTAAGGCGGGCAAGCAGTTCGTTAAGCAGCCGAAGGCCATAGCAAAGAAGGCAGCGAAATACCGATGACCACTTCCGGCACCAGCACATTTAACCTTAACCTCAACGACCTAGTCGAAGAGGCTTTTGAGCGTTGCGGTGCAGAACTCCGCACGGGCTATGACTTACGCACTGCGCGGCGCAGCCTGAACTTGCTCACCATTGAATGGGCAAACCGGGGTATTAACCTATGGACCATCGAGCAGGGTTCGATACCTATGGTGCAGGGGCAGATTGTTTACGATTTACCCGTCGATACCATCGACTTGCTTGAGCATGTTGTGCGCACCCAGACTGGGCAGCAGCAGACTGATATCACCATCAACCGTATCAGTATCGACACATATTCAACAATCCCGAACAAGAACGCGCAGGGTCGGCCTATCCAAGTGTGGATTAACCGCCAGTCAGGTGCAGACTATCCGGCTACTGGTGTTAAAGAACCACAGATTAATGTGTGGCCAGCCCCAGACCAGAGCAATTATTATACCTTTGTCTACTGGCGCTTGCGCCGCTTACAGGATGCTGGTGATGGTGTTACTACGCAAGATATACCGTTTAGGTTCATCCCTTGTATGGTGGCTGGTCTCGCGTATCACTTATCCTTGAAGATACCCGGTGCGCTTGAGCGCTCTGTGGGTTTGAAAGCACAATACGAAGAACTCTGGCAGCAGGCTGCTGATGAGGACCGCGAGAAAGCGCCATTGCGCATCGCGCCTCGTCAGTATTTCAGGTGACGTGTGCCTAATCGGTTCGCTTCCGGTAAGTGGGCGATTTCCCAGTGCGACCGCTGCAACTTCCGCTATAAGCTGAAGGAGCTAAAGCGGCTCGTCATTAAGACCAAGAACGTCAACATTCTCGTGTGCCCCACATGCTGGGAGCCGGACCAGCCGCAGCTCCAGTTGGGTATGTATCCAGTGGATGACCCGCAGGCGCTACGCGACCCACGTCCAGATAACAGCTATTTCCAAGCGGGTCTGAACGTGAACAATAACCCTACTGACGGTAGTCGCGTAATTCAGTGGGGGTGGGACCCTGTGGGGTTAAATAATCCTTTGGGTTTATTTGGTCTTCCAAATACGCTATTAGGTAATGGTCAAGTAGGGACCGTAACGATTGAGACGGAGAATTAGTGATGGATAAGAAAGATTTGAAGCAGGACAAGGCTATGATTGCTAAAGCCGTGCACAAGCACGAGCGTGCAAAGCACAAGGGCAAGCCTCTGACTAAGCTCGCCAAGGGCGGCAAAACCAATGCGCAGATGAAGGCTATGGGCCGCAATCTTGCCAAAATCGCCAACCAGAAGAAATCTTCGCGGGGTAAATAATATGGACTACAAACCCAAGACGGTGCCGATTGTGAAGAACAATAGCGGTTACCCAAACAACGTACCTAACACCCAGACCGTGAAAACACGCGGAACCGGTGCGGCTACTAAGGGCACGCATAGCAGCAAGAAACTGGCATAATGAACTACGCACAACTGTTCGAGACAATCAAAGGGTACGTCGAAAACGACTTTCCCAACACTTCGTGGACCGGCTCTACCGGCTCTACGGTGACTTTGACGTCTACCGAACAGATTAACACGTTCATCGAACAGGCTGAGCAGCGCATCTTTAACACGGTGCAGTTGCTTGACTTGCGCAAAAACGTGACGGGTAACATGACGTCCGGCAATAAGTATCTGTCCGTGCCTTCAGACTGGCTGGCTAACTTCTCCATGGCGGTTATCGACGACACAGGGCGTTATGAATATCTGCTCAACAAGGACGTCAGCTTTATCCGACAGTCGTTTCCTAACCCGAGCGACGAAGGTATACCCACGCACTACGCCTATTTTGACGAGAACTCGTACATCTTAGGGCCGACGCCAGATGCAGACTATGCAGTCGAACTGCATTACTTCTACTACCCAGAGTCCATCGTAACTGCTGGTACAAGCTGGTTGGGTGATAACTTCGACAGCGTGTTGCTCTATGGTTCGCTTATAGAGGCGTATATCTTTATGAAGGGCGAGCAGGATATCAATGCCGAGTACCAGAAGCGGTACGACAGCGCAATGGCTATGCTTAAACAACTTGGCGAAGGTAAGAACCGTCAAGATATGTATCGGACGCCGCAGGCGCGGTATCCGGTCCAGTAGGAGGTATAGATGTTTAACGGTTCTAGCGATGTTGGAAGTGTCATGGTCATGGCGACCGAAGGACGTGGTTTCACGCCGGAGGAAGTTGCAGAGCGTGCGTTAGACAAGATTATCTATGTCGGTAGCAATGCACACCCTGCTATCCGCGACCAAGCCGAAGCCTTCAAAGACAGCATCCGTGGGGTGCTTGTGCACTATATGCGCGAGGCAGTGCGGTCCCACAACGTAACTCTGGTGAATAAATTTAAACAGGCGGGGTACCCAGAGTTAACCGCCATACTCGATACATAAGGAGGCTTTAAGATGCCGATTACCCAAGCAATGTGCACTAGTTTTAAGGCCGAGCTTATGCTGGCCGTGCACGATTTCCGTGCAACTGGTGGCGATACTTTCAAACTCGCACTGTACACTTCGTCCGCTTCGCTTGACGCGAATACCACGGCATATAGCTCATCGAACGAAGTTTCGTCTTCGGGCACGAACTACACCGCTGGTGGCGGCTCACTGACCAATCTTGGTGTTGTTACGTCAAACAACAACTCTTCGACAGGTACAGGCTTCACCGACTTTTCCGACCTTACCTTTGCCAACGCGACAATCACGGCTCGCGGTGCGCTTATCTACAACACAACTCCTTCGGCTAACTCAAACGCGAACACCACGTTGACGAACGCTGCTGTGGCTGTGCTGGACTTTGGTTCGGATAAGACCTCGACAAATGGTGATTTCACAATCATCTTCCCAACGGCCACAAACACAACGGCCATTATTCGTATCGCGTAAGGAAAACTAATGGCTCTTGTTCTCGCTGACCGCGTCCGCGACACCACTACTACAACTGGTACAGGTACGGTAACGCTCAGCGGGACCGCGCCAACCGGGTATCAGACCTTTGGTGCGGCTATCGGCAATGGCAACACGACCTACTATACGATTAATGCTGGTTCCCAATGGGAAGTCGGCCTCGGTACTTATTCGTCTACTGGCCCGACGCTTGCGCGTACTACGGTGCTTGCATCCAGCAATGGCGGCTCTCTGGTTGACTTCTCCACGGGCACCAAGGACGTCTTCGTTACCTATCCGGCTGAAAAGTCGGTTAACCAAGATGCTAGCGGGAACGTCGGGTTTGGAACGACTGCACCTATTGCGAAGGTGGATATTACCGACCAGAATAATGCTGGGTTCCGGTTTGCTGAATATAACGATGTTGAAGGCGCAGTTTTACGTGTTTCGTCAGCACGGGGGACGATTGCGGCTCCCACGGCCTTACTCACAGACAGTGTTATTTTTGGTTTGCGCGCTTTTGGTTATTCAAGCGCAGGGTCTTTCGGGTCCGCAGTTGTGCAGATTAACGGAAGGGCTGCTGAAAACTTTACTGCCACAGCGCAAGGCACATATCTTACATTTGTAACCACAACGATTGGCTCAGCAACGTCAGCAGAACGCATGCGTATCACAGACGCTGGCAACGTCGGGATTGGGACGACTTCGCCGGGCTATCCACTTACAGTGCAAGC